AACAGTGGTACAAGAACGCATGTGTAAAAATGAAACGTGTCGAAAGACTTGTAAAGGAGATTGATACAGCAAGATTATTCTCTCAAAGACGTAAGGAAGCAGAGGCGATTGAAAAATATAAGTCAGCAGTATCCGCGCTTGAAGAAGCGCAAGAGGAACTTAATAAGTTTTTGAGTAAGTAATTTATTTTATAATACGAGGTAATAATAATGGCAGTAGGATTTAGTTTTCAAAAAGCAAAACGAGAAAAAATTTGGGTAAAAGTTCTTCTTAATGGCCCATCTGGTAGCGGTAAAACGTATACAGCTTTGAAATTGGCAACAGGTATGTTTACCAAGGCTGGTGGAGCGGGAATTGCGGCAATCGACACAGAGAACGGACGTATTCGTTATTACGCTAACGAATTTGATTTCTTCGACTTACAGTTATCGGAGCCTTATACATCAGAATCTTATATTGAGGCAATTAGTGCGGCAGTTGATAATGGTTTCAAAATTCTTATCATCGACAGTCTTAGCCATGAATGGAAGTGGCTGAATGAGGTACATGATAAGATGCCTGGCAACTCATTCACTAATTGGGGAAAGTTAAAGCCAAGACATGCGGCGCTGATGGAAAAGATTCTTCAGTCTCCAATTCATATCATTGCTACTTCTCGTGGTAAAGATGATTATGTAATGGAAGATAAGAATGGTAAGCAAATTCCAAAAAAGGTTGGAGTTGGTTCACAGCAGGAAAAGGATATTGAATACAACTACACCGCGACTTTCAACATCGACCAAGAAACTCATGTCGCTACTGTGGCAAAAGACAACACCCACATTTTTGAGGGCAGATATGATGTACTTAATGAAAAAGACGGAGAAAGATTAATTGATTGGGCTAACACTGGCGAGGGAGAAATGCCAAAAGAACCCGTAAAGGCACCAACTCCTGTTGAAACTCCAAAATCAGATATTGATTCAGCCCTTAGAGAAATTAACTCAATCTTTGCGAATAAAATTGAAGCTGGTGTAGATAAGGAACTCCTGTACGCTATTGTTTCTAAGCACCATACAAGTAAGAACTTTACATCAATAAAAGATGTTGATGTGGCAAATACGATTATTAATGAACTGAAAGAGGTTAAATAATTTATGAGTCTGCAGATTAAAGATAGTTACGCAACAATTTTCGAGCCGGAAGTCCATGAAAAGTTTGTAGCATGTAATTTGAGTACAGGTAGAAAGCTCAAAGAAGTAGACGATTACGGACGTCCTAAGTATGCTAATTCTTCTTGGAGAGCCACTTTTGTTGGAAACGCTCTTGCTGGTGCTAAAGCGTTGAAGGAAAAAGACAGAATCAAAATTGTTTCTGGTACTATCACACATGAAAAAAGTGATAAGACTGATGCTAATGGTAACGCGAGATATTTCTACAACGTAACCGTATTTGATTTTGAAACTGTGGCAAGCGCTACTGCGGCGGCATCAAAACCGACAGATGATAATTTGGACAGTGAACAGCCTGATTTGCCGTTCTAAGATGTATTAATAATATATGGCCGAGAGGTTTAACAGCTTCTCGGCCTCCTTAAAAGGAGTGATTAAATGATTCTACTTGAACAAGAAATAAGACATGATATTATAGATGATATGGTTTGGTCGTTTTCAAGACTAAATGGGTTTTACACATGTAAGAGAGCGTGGTATTACACATATATAATGAAAAGGAGTGAACGAGAGAACTTTTTTTCACAGTATGGTACATTTGCTCATTCAGTATTTGAAAAATATAATAAAGGAGAGCTTGAAATATATGAACTAGCAAGTTATTATAACGACAACTATTACTCAAATGTAACTGAAGAAGCCCCACCAAATAAATATGTTGATTTAAATGAATCATATTTCAATAAAGGATACGATTATTTTGTAAATATTAAAGATAATCCCGATGAAGAAATAATTGGGGCAGAAGTAAAGTTTGAATTTACAATCGACGTTATGGATAAACCTAGAAAGTTTATTGGATATATTGATAAAGTATCAAGAGATAAGAATGGGTTCATAGTTACTGATTATAAATCTAAGGGCAAATTCAAAAACAAAGAAGAATTACACGATTACACGAGGCAGTTATACATCTATGCGATAGCATTGAAAGAAATGTATGGAGAGTACCCTTATAAACTTGTTTTTGAGCAATTCAAAGAGAATATAACACAAGAAATATGTTTCAACGAAGAGGATTTAGAAGAAACATATGATTGGATTAGAAATACAATAAGACTTATATATGACGAAATAGACTTTCCAAAAACACAAAACGACTTCTTTTGTTCGTATTTGTGTTCGGCAAGAGATACATGTGTTACTGATACAATTTGACATTTTTCAACCTTTGTGATATAATAAGGACGGATGAAGTATGATAAGCAGAGAGAAAATAGAACAAGCAAAGGAAATGTTGGGCATAACCGCGTTTGAAATAATGGCCAAAGAGATTCCTCTTGAAGATTTCGATAAAGAAAAATTGGTATGTAAATCACCATTCAAACAGGAAAGAACAGCATCGGCTCATTGGTTCAAAGAGGGAAACTGCCTAAAATGTTTTGCTACTGGATTAACTATGGATTACATAGATTTCAGTATGAAGTATAAAAATAAATCATTTTTAGAAGCAGTTGAAGAATTGTTTATGAACGCTGGTATGAAATATGACCCAAGCGACTTTGAACTTGACGAAGATAAAGATGTTTTCAAAGACTTTAAATGCTCTAAAGATGAAGTAAATACCGACAGAAACATTGCTGAAAAATATCTAAAATCGAGAGGAATATCAGAAAGTACATTAGACCTTTGTAATGTAAAACAGGATTTGCATGGAAATATTGCTTATCAGTTTTATAATAGAACAGGAAAACTTATACAGACTAAATATAGGGTGTCTAGCGCGCACAGAAACTCTGATAAAGGCTCAAAATGGTTCTGGCAACAAAATGCTGGCGTATGTGCTTTGCTATATGGTGTTAATAGAATAAACTACGATACACCACTTGTTATAGTCGAGGGTTTAAATGATAGACTTGCTTGTGTAGAAGCAGGATATATAAATACAGTTTCAATTCCCGGTGGTGCGGGAGATAAAAACTGGATTGACTTCAATTTTGATGTTCTTGAAAAATGTAAAGAAATAATACTTTGGTTTGATGATGATAAAGCCGGGCAAGACGCAATAAAAGAGTGTGTACAAAGGCTTGGAGTTTATAGAACAAAAGTAGTACCAAAAAATGATGTAATACAGGCACAAGTAGAGTCATACTTTAGAAAAGTAGTAAAAAATATAGATTTAGACGAAAATAAAGACTATAAAAAAGTAGATGCCAACAACGTGCTTGTAGCATGTGGCCCATCAGCAGTCATTGACATGATTGCCAGTGCCAAACTTGAGGATAACCCACAAGTTAAACGTTTGATGGATGTTGAAGAAATACAGCTGCAAGATATGCCAAGAATATCAAGTGGATTTTCTGCTATGGACAGAGTGTTTTCTGGAAGTTTTGAAAACTCACTTACGATATTAACTGGTAAATCTGGCAATGGTAAATCAAGTATCCTTAACACAATGTTTGTTGCCGCTCCATTAGAAGCAGGAGAAAAGGTGTTCATATATAGTGGTGAAATACCAAGCGGTATTCTTCTCGGAAATGTGATTAAGCCGTTGGCATCTAGTAGGCATATAAAAGAGTTCGATAACAGTAAAGAGGGGCGTCCAAATGGATATGCTGTCACGACAGATGCCGCTAAAGCAATTAAAGAGTTTTATAGAGATTCCGTGTATGTGTATAATGATAATAATGAATTTGATACAAACTCGAAATCAATCTTACAAGCAATGGAATATTCTTACAAACGATATGGTGTAAAGAACTTCATTGTTGACTCTCTCCTGACTGTTGATTGTTCGCAGGAATATGGTGATGATAAATACGAAAAGCAAAAGAATTTCGTAATAAATCTAAAAACATTTACAAATAATTTTCCCGTTAGAGTTGCTTTGGTTGCAGAAAACTTGCCGCTGGCGTAAAGGAAATTGGTGGCGACGATATTGCTGGTTCAAGTGATATTCTTAAGTGTTGTAATAGAGCTTTTAGTGTCGAAATTCTATGGGACGACCCAGATGGGTATAATACATTAATAAGATGTATTAAAGACAGAGAAACAGGACTTATTGATAAAGAAGTTAAACTGTATTTTGATAGAAAAAGTTATAGAGTGTATTCTGATTCCAAAGAACATGATTATGCTTATGAATGGGAACGAAAAAGTACAATCACTTATCCAGAATGTGTTAAGTGTACATTGGTGAGCAATATAAAGTATCCAGATAAAACCGTAGAAGTGCTTGGAGAAATTAAAAAATGATGAAAGATATCTTTATATATCACCTACACAGCGATTATAGTAGCTGTACAACGAATATTGACTCTGTAACTAAAATAGAAATGTATGTTGACATGGCGAAAAAGTGTGGGATGTCGGCTCTGGCGTTTAGCGAACATGGCAATATACTTAATTGGGCAACTAAAAAGTCTTTGATTGAAGCCGCTGGCATGAAATATGTTCATGCCATTGAGCTTTATATGACAGAAAATAAAGATAACAAGGTTCGAGACAACTACCATATGATAGCAATTGCCAAGAATTGGGACGGCGTTAAAGAAATAAATCGTATGGTTACAATATCCAATAATAGAAAAGATGGCCATTTTTATTACTCTCCAAGAATTACGCTTGATGAAATGGAGTCGTTGAGTGAAAATATAATCTTGACAAGTGCTTGTTTGGGTGGGCCATTAAATGACGGAACTGATGAAGTAAAACAAAGAGTAATAGAATATTTTACAAAACATAGAGATAGATGTTTTTTTGAGATTCAACACCATTGTGTAGACGACCAGTGTAGATATAATTTATATTTACAAGACTTATCGCACAAGACTGGCGTAAGGCTGATTGCTGGAACTGATACACATTCACTCAACGAAAAACTGGCAAAAGCAAGAGTTATTTTACAAAAGTCTAAAAAGGTTTATTTCGAGGGTGAAGATGGTTGGGATTTGACCTTTAAGACATATGACGAACTCGTGGAGGCATATAGGAAACAGGGCGTATTAGACGAAGAAGTGGTAAAAGAAGCAATAGCGAACACATGTGTTGTCAGAGATAGCGTTGAGGAGTTCGCATTGGATACTTCTCCTAAATATCCAAAATTATACAAAGATTCTGAAAAAGCCTTTAAAGAAACTGTTTATAAGGCAGTTGAAACACATCCATATGCTCTCAAAAACCATTCAAAAGAGGAACTTTTGAAAAGGGTTGATGCCGAGCTTGAAGTCTATCATAAGACAAACATGGAAGATTTTATGTTGTTCCAAACATATGTTAGAAACTGGGAACATGAAAATGGAGTGTTTGTTGGCCCCGGACGAGGCTCTGTTTCAGGAAGTATGATAGCGTATCTTCTTGGGATAACCGAAATGGACAGCATCAAATTCAATCTGAATTTCTTTAGATTTGCCAATCCTGATAGGCAGAGCAACGCCGATATTGATTCGGACTACTATGACCCCGACAGAGCAAAAACAAGAAATTTTTTATTGACAAATGACTTGATTAAATCTTCAGAGATTGCTGCTTTTGGTACAGTGGCTGTTCGTGGTGCTATTGATTATGTATGTAAAGCACTTGGTTATTCTTTGGACGACGCCAGAGATATCAAAAAGAGACTTTCTATAAATGATAAAAAAGAAGAATTTGCTGACGATAAACTAAAAAAAGACTATCCAGATATATTTGAATACGTTGATTTAATAGCTGGTACAATTGTATCGGTTGGCACACATCCCGCTGGCGTACTTTGCGCAACAAGAAATATAGAAGAAGAAATAGGATTGTTTACCCTTTCTACAACTGACCACCCCGTTTCATCTTTGGATATGTACGGGCTTGATGCTGGCTGGTGGACGAAGCTGGACTGTTTGGGCCTGGATAACGTGGGCATTATAAATGAGACATGTAAGTTGGCTGGAATAGAAAGAATCAATCCCGACAATATAGACTTGGATGATTGGGCTGTATGGAAAGATATTAGAGACGATAATTCTTGTATATTTCAATATGAATCAGATTTTGGTGGGCAGTTGTTACGTCAATTATTTTCTGACGAAACAATAAAAATTATAAAAGAAAAAATGCCATCCATTTCGTATTTGAAGCTGTTTAGTTTTGGAAACGCACTAATTCGTCCATGTGGAGCATCTATCAGAGAAAACGCATCCGCAGGAATTTTTAATGAGACTGGCGTTGATGCGATAGACAGATTATTAGCGCCAGAACTTGGTTATTGTATCATTCAAGAAGATATTATGAAATTCTTGATGAAGTTTTGTGGATACAATCTTAATATGGCCGATAAAGCAAGAAAAGCGATAGCGAAGAAAAAGGGCACTGAGCAGTTGCTACCAGAAATCAGAAATGGTTTTATAAAAACATCGAAAGATAAATACCGTCTTACGGATGGCGATTGCCAGAGAATCATAGAACCAATACTACAATGTATCTTAGACGCCACTCGTTATGCGTTTTCTTGGAACCACTCAGATAGTTACTCCTTTATAGGCTATGCTTGTGGGTGGCTTAGGCATTATTATCCACTAGAGTTTATAGCAACATGTTTTAACGTTTGGTCAGATAAAGAAGATAAAACCAAAGTAGTATATGAGATGGCGAAACGACGTGGAGTAAGAATATTCCAACCACAATTTAGACATTCTCGTTCAAACTATTATATGGACAAAGAACATTTTGCCATATATAAAGGAATAGCCTCTATCAAATATCTTAGTCCAGACACAGCAGAATATTTGTTTGGATTAAGGAACGAAAAGTATGATGGGTTCATAGACTTATTGGCTTCACTTGATAGCAAGTATATAAACTCTAGGCAAATAGAAATCCTTATCAAACTTGATTTCTTCAAAGAGTTTGGAAATTCCAGATATTTATTAAACGTATATAGATTCTATGAGCAATTTGGAAAATCAAAAATGATTGGGAAAGATAAGTTCGATGGTGCTGATGTATTTGAGGGGATATTCAAAAGACACAGCCGTGAAACAGCTAAAAAGTATGTTGACTTAGATATGAAAGCAATACTAAAAGAAGTTGAAGAATATCTACAAGTTATACACAACAGCGATTTCTCTATCATTGAAAAAATCGTGTGGCAACAAGAATATGTTGGATATATCGACTTCAGAACGAATGAAGAAGCCGATAGAACTAAACTATTGCTCTTAGATGTTAGGCAATTGAACAGCAAAAAGACTGGTAAAGTGTGGGCATATTCATTTGAAACATTATCTATCGGGACTGGAAAGAAAGCAGAAATTCTTGTTTATCCAAACGTTTACGAATCCTGTCGTGTCGTGAAAAATAATGTTATAAAAGTAAACCCACGTTCACTGTCTGTAAAGGAATATAATGGTAGAAAAAACTGGTATCTCAATAAATATGAACAAATAATCATGTAATTGTTGAATATGTCTCCTACTTGACAAATCCTTTGTTCTGTGGTATAATAGTAACAAGGTGAGAGCGGGAGACATATATGTATAGTAATGACCAACTCTGTTTCAGTTGCGCTAAAGCGTGTGGAAACTGCTCTTGGAGTTCACAACTTATTCCAGTCGATGGATGGATAGCTGAAAATACAGTTTTGCCAAACGGGATTGAAAGTTTTTCCATCTCTAAGTGTCCAGAATACGAATTTGATGGATTATGTACCAGATGTATACATTTTGACGACAAATTCACAAATCCGAAGATGTGGTATATGGTTTGTAAAAGGGATGTTAAAGGGAATGGTAACGGAGACTGTATGGGTTATAGAAATAAGTATACGACTTTAAAAGATTGATTTTAAGGACGATGTAAAAATGCAGTATATGGGCGGTAAGCAATTAATAAGTACCCGAATTTCTGAAATAATTAACCATGAAATTAGTGGAATGGGCGGGGCGACATTCGTCAGCTTATTTTGTGGAGCATGTTCAATTGAGAGTAAAATAAAAGCTGATACAAAGATATTAAATGATAAACATGAGTATCTTATAGAAATGTTTAAGGCGCTACAAAACGGCTATGAATTGCCTGATGAAATTACAAAAGAACAATACGAATACATTAGAAACAACTTAGACGAAGATAAGGCACTGTCTGGTTTCGTTGGATTTGCTTGCTCTTTCGGAGGAAAGTGGTTTGGCGGATACGCACGAGACGATAAGAGGGGCAGAAACTATACGCAAACAGGAAAGCGTGGACTTATAAAAAAGATGGCTGGTTTACAAAACGCCACATTTATAAGTATGGATTATAAGGATGTTATTATCCCAAACGGGAGCGTAGTATATGCCGACCCACCGTATGCCAATACGACAGCATATGGGAGCGAGTTCAAGATTGATTACGATGATTTTTGGGATTACATGAGAGAAATCAGTAAAAATAACATCGTATTTATTAGCGAAGAACACGCGCCAGATGATTTTGAGTGTGTATGGCAAAAAGAAGTTGTTAGAACCCTAGATAAAAACTTACAAAATCGCCCCAAAAAGATAGAAAAGTTATTTAAATATAGGAACGCCTGAATATATGAGGTAGTTATGACAAAATATTTTGTTACTGGCGACTGTCATGGGCAGTATGAAAAAATAAAGTTTTTCATTTCACAGCAAAATCCAGATGATGAACTTTATATATTTATACTTGGAGATGTTGGTTTGAACTGGCATCTAAAGTATGGATTAGACGACGAGAAAAAGAGATATCTTTCAAAGCTCAACGCTAAAATTATATGTTTGCGTGGAAACCATGACGCAAACCATGAGAATCTTACAGATATATACTCCGTTGAAAAGATGTGGGGCGGAGATGTATACCGTGAGAAAAAATATTCAAACATTTTCTTTGTCAAAGACGGAGAGATATATACAATCAATGACAAAAAGATATTCTGTTGTGGTGGAGCGTATTCAGTAGACAAATTCTATCGTTTGAGACATCGTTATATATGGTTCGAGGACGAACAGCCTACGGATAGCAATAAGAAAAATGCGTATCGTAATCTACAAAACAATGATTATAAAGTAGATATTGTTTTAACGCATACATGCCCATATTTTGCTATACCAGAATATACATTTCTTCCCGGAATCGACCAAAACACGGTAGATAAATCGACAGAAATATGGTTTGAATCATTATGTGACGATGGGCTTCAATTCAAAAAGTGGTATTGTGGGCATTATCATATTGATGAAGAATATAGAGGTATAGAGTTTTTATATCATTGCTTCTTGCCTCTTGATATTTAGGTGATAAGATTATGTTGTTAGTTTGTTTTGGTATATGTTTTGCGTTGTTCGTCTATGTCGCTTTCAAGTTTTTCGATATTATAACGGATTATAAGCGCTAAATAATTTCGTGTTCCTAGTTGACACACTATATGGTTTGTGTTATAATATATATATAATACATTATTATATAGGGGGCGCGTCTGGTATGAAAATCGTAGAAAAGAAAATGAATTTGTTTGATACACCCAATCGTTTTATGCTTGCTCACTGTGTAAGTGCTGATTTTACTCTTGGTGCTGGTATAGCAAAAGAGTTTGAACGTCGATATCATATCAAGTCGCGCCTCGATGGTTCTAAAACAGAAGTTCCTGCTTGTATGTCTCTTGTGTTAGAGGATAAGAGAATTATCCACAATATTGTAACCAAGAAAAGATATTTTGAGAAACCGACATATATGACGCTCAATGGTGGAATAGAATTTCTCAAACAAAACTTAGATGTGTTCGACCCCGAATGTTTGTTGCCGTTGGCAATCCCAAAAATTGGATGCGGATTAGACAAACTGGAATGGGATAAAGTTAGAATAATTCTTGAGGAGAACTTCAAGGATACTGATAGAAATATATTGGTTTGTTATTTATGAAATATTTTCTTATGGTATTTTCTGGGATACTTATGTTCGGTTGTATCCTTGTTGGGCTAGACAGATATCCAGAAATTTCTCTTGTTATCCTGCCAATATATGCCATTGGCTCTGTTTTATACTTTCTAAAAGATAGGAGTGGTTGAGTGGTAACAGAATTTGAGTTAGACAACTATTTTCAGAAAATTGAACAACTGAACGCCAATTCAGAGGAAAAATTGGACGAAAATGAACTGGTGAAAATTAAGGTGTTTTTAAAGGCACTTTTTGCGAAAAATCAGCCCGAAAAGCCCAAAAAATGCGCGTTTTTGTCCCAAAAATGGCAAAAATGTCCTAGTTGTGAACACATCATAAAAGTCCAATTTTATTGTCCTTTTTGCGGCCAAAGAGTGCGCGAAAGGCACTTTGAGACGATTTCTGAGCAGTTGACATTCGGGCCGGTAGATGGATGGGGTGTAAGCTCGTGAACTTTATAGAAACGACAGGGTTTATTGAATATCAGTCAAAGTGCGATTGGAAGTACGGAAAGTTTCCATCTTCATACAATGGGTGCGGGTGGATTGCTTTTTACAACTTGACTCGACTGATTTTCAATGACAAGGATTTTGTAAAAGTAGCATCTGAAACTTTAAAATCGTTTGAGAAAACAGTTGATATTAAAGGTGTCCTTGGTACTTCTGTTTTTGACATGTTGCGTCATTTAAAAGAGAAGTATAACTCTAAATATGTGGACTGTAAAATGAGAGTTATGCGGAGATACCGCTCGGCAAATATTCCAAGGTTCGGAATTATTTATTATTTTACAGGCCATTCATTCCATTATGTTATGTTTGAAAACAATGGGTTTAATTTTGTTTTCCATAACGTAGAGAGCAAAGTGGAAACTCGTTCTATGGACGAGTTTGAAAAGAAATATATCAAGTGTCCGTTTTACATTATGTTTGAATTAAATGAGGTATAATATGACAAAGTATAAAGTTCGCGTAGATACAAAAAGCGATATTACAGGAATCATGGGTGTCATTGATAAGTCTGACGGTGATGTGTTCCTGCTGAATCAGGCAAATGAAGATGGAACTGAGTTCCGTGTAAACGCAAAAAGTCTGCTTGGTTTTACTCTGGCGTTGTGCGAGTGGCCGGAGAAATGGATTAAGTGTGACCCATCTTTGTATGAGCCACTGAAAGATTTTATCATTGATTGATGAAAATTGATGATGTAAAACTTCCTCGTGGTGAACGTGCTGTACTAACCTACCATATTGGTGAGGAAGTACAGTATGTCATAGCTACCCATATACTTGACACAACTTGGTATTGGCGGTATAATATAGTAGATGGGAAGCTCGTAAAAGATAAGGGCAAAAGTAGAAATCCAAAAGATTTAGAAGGGTGAGCTAATGGAGTCTATACTAATATTTTTTGCTGTGCTATTTATTATAGCACTCGTATTGGTATTTTATTTTGGAGTATCGGCGTTTTTCTCTTGGCTTATATGCCTTGCTTGGAATGCTTTCTTTGTACCAGCATTTTCTCCGCTTCCATTTTGGGGAGTAACAATTATACTTTTTATTTTTGAAATTTTTATAGTGCTTATGAGGCGCGAAAGGGACTGAAGTGTATGTATCGTTTTGTAGTTGAAATTGAAGAAGATATTGACGTGGATGATGTTTTGGACAATATCGAAGAAGCACTTGAAGCGTCTGGCGTAGAGACATACACGGTAACTGGTGGAGACGTTGGTTGATGTTGGAAACAGTTGGCAAGAATTTTTTGATTCTGAAACCGAGAAAGAGTATTATCAGAATCTTAGAAGATTTTTGTCACAGGAGTACAAAACACAAACAATATATCCACCGCCAGAGGAAATATTTAATGCTTTTAAGATAACACCTTTTGAGAAAATAAAGGTTGTTGTCTTGGGGCAAGACCCTTACCACACGCCAAATACCGCAATGGGTTTGGCGTTTTCTGTGAAACCGCATTGCGTAATACCACCATCTTTGCGGAATATTTATCAAGAAATTGATAATGAATATGGTGAACATTGTCTAAAGAACGGTGATTTAACACCGTGGGCGCAACAAGGTGTTTTTCTGCTCAATACTACTTTAACGGTAAGACAGGGGAAACCAGCTTCTCACTTTGGTAGAGGTTGGGAAAGATTCACAAACGAAGTGATTTCACTTTTAAATGCCGACAACGTTCCAAAAGTGTTTATGTTATGGGGAAGAAACGCAAAAGATAAGCGGAATCTCATAACAAATGAGCGTCATTTAGTGCTTGAAGCGGCGCATCCAAGTCCGTTTTCGGCTTACAATGGATTTTTTGGATGTAATCATTTCAGGCTTGCGAATCAGTTTTTGCGAGATAACGATATAGGCGAGGTAGTTTGGTAATGGATTTTAGCAATACAGATGTTTGGGGTTTTGAACACACAATTCGCGGAATGAGAAATCCTCTTGAATCACATATTAAGAGCGATAGCTGGCTCGACACAGACGGAAAAGTTGTTGTTGGGGCCAACGATTTGGATTTGATGAAGCGTCTTATTCGCGGAGGTTCTGAACATAGAAAATTTATGCGTCAAATTATGGTAAGTGTTGACATAATCGCACCTTTGTATTGGTGGAAGGAATTTGATACCTACAAAATAGGCACAACAGCCAACAGCACTAGCACCATGCATCGCATTATGTCAAAACCAATCACCTTGTCATGTTTTGAATTTGACGATTATAACAATTATTTGGAACTTAGCACCACAAATATCACGCACGGTGGGGAATCGTCGTTCACTATAAATGATGCTTGGACGGATATTTTAAGTGTCTGTAATATGTTAAGGGACAAATATCTTGAAACTAAAGACAAGCGGTATTGGAAAGAATTGATTCGTATTCTTCCAGAATCGTGGATTCAACGTCGTACTGTAACTATGAATTATGAGAATCTTTATTCAATTGTGCGCCAGCGGAAAGGCCACAAGTTAGTTGAATGGGAAAGATTCATCAATTGGGTAAAAATTCTGCCATATGCCAATGATTTGGTGTTTTTAGACTATACATAAAATAACGGTTTTATTTGACAATTCACTGTTTGTTGTGTTATAATATATACAGCGGAAAACGAAAGTGTCTAACAAAAATCACACGCCTGTTGGATTGTGTTACACAAAATTTCTTGTTTTTACTATGAATTTCAGCATCAAAAATAAGTGGCAAAGTTTGACGTAAAAATGGTTCTAAACAGGCAATATTTACACAAAAACGGCTCGAAAACATCGTTTTTTACACAAAAATAGCACGAAAACAAGTGTGTGATTTTAGACACAATTATTACAATTTGGTTACAATATTTTGGGGATGTGATTGCTAAATTTTCTTGTTTGGTGTGTCTATTTCCTATTGAGTTGGCAGGAATACCAGAATATGGTAAAAGTGATATTTTTATCACTTGATAAAATCCGCATTTTATTGTAAACCATAAGTATAAATCGTGGGCGGTAACTCTGCCCATATTTTGTTCCCGTGATGGAATTGGCAGACATATGCGGCTAAGAACCGCAGTTTTGTGGGTTCAAATCCCACCGGGAACACCATCTTGTAAATATTCGTAAGCTGAGGGTGTGAACAATGGGTAGAAAATATGGAATGTTCGACATTGATAAAAAATACAACGAATTTTCCTGCGATTATAGTGAGCAGACAGGGAGGTTATTGGCTGAAATTTTTGATGGATATATCAAAGATGGGTACAAAATCTGCGTTGATATGGATGGTGAGACAGTAGATATACGTCAATATCATGGACATTTCGGGAATAATTTTGAATCCGCTTTTGCCAACGACGAAGATGGTGAAGATGGATTTGAATGGTGTTTATATGATTTTCAAATTATTAGCACAAAACCATTCATTTTCATAGCCGATAGGATGAAGTTTATACCATATTTGGAGAGGGTAAAATGAATCTAGTAGTAGGGCGCAGATATACATTTGATTACATTGTAAGAGAATATTGTAGGGCAAATAGGATGGCAATGTCTGATTTGCGTTTTGAGTTTTATTATAAAGACACTGACCATCCAGAATTTGACGCGAAACCATTTGGTTCAACAATAGACGGGAAACAATACTTTTCAAAAATAACTTCTCAATACGACCGTAGAGGGTTTTGGGCCCTTGGCCATCCGAGTCTTATAAGTTTGGAACCGCTTACCATCGGACAAGATGGTATAACATTTGCTGGTTACTTTGTAAAACGTCATAGTAGAATCAAAAATGCGCCAAAATAATGGCGCAAACTTGTGCCAATAGCATAATCGGATGATGCAACTGCCTTCTAAGCAGTAGAGTGGGGGTTCGAGTCCCTCTTGGCACGCCATTTAGGATTATGGGACGTAGGCTTAGAAGCAGCCATCGTTTAAAGAGTGATGATATTCCGCATGTGACCATGGCAAGTTCATGCGCGCTAACTGCCAGAACCGACAGGGAGAGCCGAGTTGGGAAAAAGCGCATCTTAAGCCGGATAGTCAAGAACCGCGTACCGATAAGCCAGTTAAATAAGGTACAACGGAGAAGCGATGAATCTGGTACAGGGATGGTTGCAGGGGCGGGGCTGGACATAAATGACCAATATTTCTTCGGCGTAACAGCACACCATAATCTTAAATTTTTATGCGGGTGTGGTGAAATTGGCAGACACAAGAGGTTTAAGCCCTCTTGATGGAAACGTCGTGCGGGTTCAAATCCCGCCACCCGCACCATTTTAAGGAGTGATTTATATGTCGGTATTATTTCGTGGTAAAAAAGACGAATATTATGGTTCAGAATTTGCTGTTTTAATAGAGAAGTATAATGATTTAAACAAAATCCTTTTGGATGATGTTGACAAGAAGAATTATGGAGAGTATAATTGTCATTTGGACAAAGATGGAAGCAGATTTGTAGTTACAAAGCCCATAGATAAAGAGAGGAGTAAGCCTATATGGTATCTCCATACTGTTCATATAAAGAATAAAGAACCTCTAACGATTTCATGTGACGGACGTGCTTTTGTGATGTATACTGCTTCGTCAAAATCAATTGGGACTTGACAAAATCAATATATTGTGGTATAATATATGTAGTTAAATCAGAGGAGT